ATAATATAGAGTCTGTTTTAGTACCAATAACTATTCTGTCACTATACATTACAACTTGACCTGAACCAAAATTATTTAGATTATTCTGAAAGTCAACCGGTAACTCAGCTTGAAGTGGTATGTTTACTTCTTGATCTGAGATTAACCATATACCAGCACTATCGGTTTCAAAATCTTCTACAGGAAGATATCCGTTTCTTATAATAGTTATAGGCGATGCACTATTAGTAGTACTTTTCCATGGTAAGTCTAATGTTGGATTAGAACCAGCTAGTCTTATGCTTTGACCAAATCTGCCTTGCATTAATACATCACCTTCATAAACATCTAACGTTCTAACTAATTTAGGCATCGAAACAAAATACTGTCCTGAATAAGGTGCATCAGTTCCAGGTTTAACAGCTATATTGTCAGCGTTTAATAAGTGATTAAGAACACCACGTTCACCTGCTATACCAGTATAATACCACTCACCTGTTACACCATCTTTTATACAGTGAACTTTTTCATTTGGAAGCGGTATTGTAAAACAGTGTGGACTCATTGGTGAAGCAGTTTCGGTTAACAACCTACTTTGCTGTGTCTTTATTCTAACAATAATATCACCAATACTTTTATAAGATGAATCATCACTATTTAGAACCTCTACAACACTACCCATAGCACTTTCTTGAGCAACTGAACCTTTACGTCCTGTTTTATTACCAAAGCTAATATCAGTTAACATATTGTTATCACTAAACTTGCTCATTTTGCTACTCCTACTCTGCCAACTTCAGCTATTAATTGTTCTTTTTCAGCATCTGTAAGGTACATTCCATCACCATCGTTATTACTTCTGTTTTGAGCTTTTTGTACAATAGCAGCCATTTTAATTAATGCTTCATCATTTTTTACTGCTATTTCCATATAATCTTTTATTAGAGGTACAATTATAACAGCATCACCTATATTTTTAATCATAGGTTTTAATTCTGTTATTAAAATTTGTATTTGAGTTTCTTTACGTTTCGAGTTATTATAAATATCCTCTAGTAAACTATCAAATGTCTTGCCCTTAAATATTTCTTCGTTATTATCCATATATTACTCCGTATATATAAATATAAAAAAAAGCAAAAAGCGCCTATATTTCTATAGACGCTTTTCTATACTAGTATTTCATAAGTAACTATCTTACATTACTTCTTCGTGAAAAAAGATGCAACGATGACTAATACAACTAGTCCAACGAATCCCGCTTCTCCTAACTGATTAATTAAACCAGTCAAATTAGCAATTACATCCATTCCGAAAACTTTCGTTCCTGTAAGAACTTGCCATAGGATTGTTACTGGCAAAACTGCCATCATGATAGTCATAAGACCACCGAAAAATCCTGTTACATATTTCATTACTGAATCCATAGTATTCTCCTTATTTTATTTGATTGTGTGGCATTATTGCCTCGCGCGTTATAACCTTTACCTTGATTATTTTTATAACCTTTTATATACATATCACCTTATTTTACTATCCTTATAAATTTCAAATAATCTTCTGTACTCTGTCTTTAGTATATTTACGACACGTGTAATATATTGTGTTTTTACATTCACCATTTCACGTACCATAATATATAAAGCTTTTTTATTATAAGTTTCTATGTTATCACAGTTCTTAAATATTTCGAGTACAGCATAAGCGATAGGTATATCTCGTTTATATTTTATAATCGTATCGATATTTTTCTCACAGTGTTCTATAAATAAATGATAAAAGTCTTGTACTTCAGATCTGTATTCGTTAAGTACTAATTCATTTACTATATTACGCGTTCTATCGATTTCAAGTACAGGCGCTTTACCTTTCTTTCTATTGTAGTGTTTATAATTATTTTGAATTAAATAATTTTTAGCAACAATAGAAAAATACGAAAATGCTTTACCTTTATCTTGTGTATACTTAGGTAATTTTTCTAAAAGAAAAGCTATCACTTCATGTTCAACATCTTTTGATGCTGCATCAAAGTGATAAAATTTATATCTATGAATTAAATTTTCAGCCATCTTTTTTAATGGCTTATAAATAAAATCATTAAATACTTTATTTCTTAATTCATGATTTTGCTCTGTATTATATGCTATAATAGCATCTTCTGTATCTTGTGTAAAATACAGTTTATTTTTTCTTGGTCGCCCTCTTCTAGGCTTACTAGCAGCTTCAACTACCGCTCTTTGCTGCTTTAACATTACATTTTCATAGAATAACTCTACTGGACTATTTTTCATTTTTGGTCTCTTCAATATCATATTTTAAGTTTATATTAGTAATAACATCTTTGATACCTGTAAATACAGTCCCTACTTCATCATCCTTTTCAAATATACGCTTGCTATCTATTTCATAAATTTTATTTTGAGCAGATTTTACTTGTACAATAAACTGTTCCATGTTCATTGATACATCACTTAACTCATCATCTACCCTTTCTATCTTACGTAATAAATTTATAATTACAAAGATGCAGACTATTAATAAAATTGATAAAATAACTATTGCTTCCATCATTTAGCATCTCCAAATAAATCCTTAAATAAATCTTTTGCAGAATCAGTTGCACCTGATACAGTTTTAGAATTAGAAGCTTTACGAGCTACCTTTTTTGTTTCTTTAACTACAGTAGAAGAATCAGATTTCCACATTTCATATTCTATTTGACTTGCCATATGATCAGCATGATGTAAAATAATAGGTAAGTTTATTCTCATTCTTGATTCAGGTCTAAATGCTACAAAGTAAGGTTTATTAGAATCATCATAAAGTCCATCATGTAACTTTATACCCATCATTTCATTTTGATTGAACGTTATACCGAACTCGTTAAGTAATAGTAAAGATCTATCAGGTACAGACATAAAAGGGATATCAGGATTAATCTCATATATCTTACCTTGGTTCTTTCTATGCCACTCTGAAGGATTAGGTTTATACATTTCAAACTCTTGTGTACCTACTTTACCAAGGTCATGATTAAGAGCTGCAAACATTAATTCTTCATATGTATAACCTGAACAATCTGAACCCATATCTTTCCATGAATGGTAAACTTTATGAGCACAATCCATTACTCTAATAATATGATCAACATAACCTCCAGCGAAACAATTATGAAAATGCTCAAAGCTTGATGCAGGCATTAACATCATTCTATCTTGAAAAAACTCATACATCTCTATAAGTTTCTTTCTACGTGGGTCTGCAAAATTACCGTTAATCTTTTCTATTAACGTTTCCCAATTTTCTGCTATTTTATTTTCATCTAGATGCATAACTTTCCTCTAATTCTAATTCAACTTTATTCCAATAACCTAATGTATATGGATTATTTATTCCTCGTGGACCACCATTCCAACAACGTGCAATCTGCTCTCCTGTTTCAAGTCCATAATATTTACAAAATATTTCAAACATTTCAGATGACTTATTTACGCACCATCTATCATCATATGTATAAAATATATTTTTATTTTTTCTTTTCTGTATACGGTTTATATCATCTACCATACATTGTCTAATTTGAAGAATACCTACTGCATCCTCACTCTTATTATAAGCATCAGCATTACCACTACTCTCAACTTGCATGATTGCATTCATAATATCGATAAAATCGCTTCCTGGTTCTGTATTGAATATTCTATAACGTTTTTGTAGAGAATCTAATTGATGCTCTAATTCTTCTTGATACTTATTATTAAAATCTAACATACTATTATTACATTCAATTTCTTGATTAAGAGTATCTATTATAGTTTCAAGTTTATTAATTTTATTTTCATATCTTACTACAGTAGTAATTACAAAAATAGAGCTTAAGAATAGCATAGCTATTATTAAGAAAAATTTAACACTGTTCATATTTAATCGTTTAAGAGTTTTTTATTACCGATATCGCCTTCCATGTATGTATTTAATACATCTACCTTATCTCTTGCTTCAGTTAATTTATCTAAAGCTTTACCAGCTTCTTTTACAAAGTGCTCAGATGTATGTTCACCTATAGCTGTTTGGTTCTTAAAACACATATCTAAAGTTAATAAAGCTTCATTTATTTTCGCTTCTTGTTCACTTTTAAGAGCATTATATAATCTTTCTTTATGAGTCATTTGCTTTCTCCTTTTGTATTATTATTTATAATATAAGAAAAAATAACTATATATCCAACTACTTTATTAATTTTTGTAGTTTTTTAATTTCAGAACTAATTTTTCTAACGTCTTTTTTATATTTAGCTTTACCTAAATCTTTTTTTAGTTTATGTATTTTAGCTAATGCATCAGCTCTAAGGCGGTGCTTTTGACTTTTTGTTAACCGTTTTTTAGGTGTCTTTGGTTTAATAACTGTAGGCTCTAGAGTGCCTTTTAATTTAGGTTGTTCTTTTCCTCTATGATAAACATTGCCATCTTTATCTACATATTCTTTCATAAAGGCCCAACCTCTAGGTCTTCCAGTTGATACATAACCTGTTTTTGGAGTAAATGGAAAATCTTTTTCAAAATTTTCACGAACACAAACATCGCAAGTTACGGCTGTTGTATCTGGACTTACAGCGGTCATTTGACCACAACATTTACATTCCATATATCTTATTCCATTTCTATTTTCTGTTCTATATTCTATTTTGTTTTTTGCTTTCATATATTAATATATATAGTTAAAGTAAAAATACAGGCAGGCTTTTTTAATTTATTTTATTGTAACCTTTTTGGGTAAAGACTCTGTAGCTATCGGAATAGCTATAGTCAGTAAACCATTTTTCATAGATGCATTGATAATACTAACGTCATATCTAGCACTTATCTTCCATCCTAAATCGAAACTCTTTCTAGTTATACCCTTATGGATATAATCAGGAGCTTCTTCATCAGAAGGATTAGACTCTACATTTGGCTTCTTATATGAAACCTTTAATGTATTGCCCTCTGTCTGTATATTGATATCTTCTTTATCTAATCCGACACAAGCGATATCAAAACAGAGTTCATTACCTAATGTATAAATATCAACCGGGTAATTTGGTTTCTGTTCAACATAAGATTGGAACCCTGTGTTCGTGTCGAAAAAATTTCTGAATAATAAGTCCGTTGGAAAGAACGAACGCTCTTGTAAATCTATTCTTGTCATAATTAATCTCCTAAGATAATTTATTAATTAAAGTAACTAACCTGCCTGTATTAACTACTTTAGTCCATTTTGAAAATATAACTATGCATAGTAATATTTCCATGTTTTTTAATTCTATGTTCAAAGGTTACTTCGTTACTTCGAAGTACACGTTCTTTGAATCTATCTAGAGCATCTAAATTGGAAGAAGTAATAGCGATATATCCGTCTAAAATTTCTACCTTAGGTGTTCTATGTATTCTATTATAAATATCATCGTGATGTATTTTTTTACCATCAGCGACTCTAAAAATTGTTTGATCTAGTTTTTTATCTGATAGTGTTGATAGCCACGAATAAAACTTATCTGGTTCAACATAATATTCTTTATCAGCTTTATTAAGCATATTCCATAACATATTTGGATTGCTCTCTGTAAACTCATAAATTAATTTATCGAGTTTATTTAGATCTGATGTTGTAAGCTGTTTTAGAATCTGAATAATATTATCAATCTTGCCCGAATTACTTTTAATACTTTGAGATTGATTAATAGCACTAGATACACTTACATGCATATCTTTTATATATGATGGATCAAATCCTTGAGCGAAGTCATCTGCCTCTTCTTGAGTATACTGGAATAATTGTAAAGCGTCGTTACCACTTAACAAATCTTCTGTCGTAAAAAAATTAGTTACATCACTCATGTTAATCCTCATTTTATTTTTACCATCTTACCACCGAGGTTTTTACGACATGACCTCCGTTTGCCGTTTGGTATGAGTACCTATCTAGGCAGCCATCGCCATTTCAACTTGTTCGCCAGTTAATTGCGGTTGACCTTCCTTATACCCTTACTACCTGTCAATACCATTCACCCCCATATCGTGAATATTATTTAGTGGAGGTGCCGGGAATCGAACCCGGGTCCAGATTAGCAGCTAATACAAGTACTAGCGGTCACATATAAATATCTATTTAGAGTTCAAAATCTTTTGAATACCTAAATGTTTCTTATAAATTTTATTAACTACATTCATACTGGATTTAGATAATGTATTCGTAGAAACTAATTTAGATTTTATATTAAAGATCTTATTTTTATCTTCCTGATATTCTGCTTCAGAAAAATTATTATAACCTTTACTCTTTAAGATATTATCTTTTATTAAGGATACTACAGACATTAATTTATCTATCTCTTTAGCTTTATCTAAATTTTCGAACGCAGCAAAAATATTCTCTATCGCACTAGCTTGTTCAGGATTTCTTCTACCTAAATCTCTTAATGCTTCTTCATGATCTTTCATACGTAAAAGCTCATCAGCTAAATATTTTAGTTTCTTTTTAACGTCCATAGTATCCCTTAATAATCTATTATATTATATTATAAATAATCATTAATATTTTTATTATATTACTTATTAACATTATTACTAATATTACATAATATATTTAATATAATAAATTTTTTGCAGAAAGGCAACTTATTCATTAATAAATTCCGTTTTTAATTCCTGCATGAGAGTTAGTCCTCCCTAATCGCACTCCTACATTGTGCGCATGCTGAGCATCTCTCAGAGTTTCTATAATGCGATTAGTTTCTGAGAAAGTTAACTCATGCGACTTATCACCGATAAATAATTTACCAATTACAGGTCCTTGTGCATCACCTTGAGGTACTCTATCCCAATCTTGCTCGAACCTAATTGAGCCCCATACCTGTCCATAACGACCCGGGTTAAATTTTTTACCTTGATTATGTCTTGTTTTAGGAGCTTGTTTTTGCCAAGCGTACTTTTGCTTTCTTTTATAAGCCATTTTGTTTTAGCAGTTGGGCTGCCAGCCGGTCTTAATTTTGAAGTGCATTTGTAATATTAATTAGATCTCTGATAACAGCGCACTTCTCATACTGCTCTCTAGAGATATAGTATTTCATCATTTTATTTAATATAGATAACTGATTATCTATATCACCAGGAATAGCTTCTGCTAAACCTTTCTCGTCAATAGAAGTATATATATCATCTATTAATGAACCTATTAACTTATCAGCTAACTCTTGCAATTCATCTAATGTTATTTTTCTTCCGTTGATATACATTTTTCTATTTCTTTAATTAATTTTTTATCAGAACCTTTCTGATAAATATCTAAGATATTACCTGACTCATCATCAGTTACAATATAAGCATCAGGTGTATGTAAATAACTCTTTACAGCTTCTAATCCTTCTCTTTTATAGATTGAAATTATATTTTCGATATTTATCCAACGTTTATGAAATCCCATAGCATCACTCATTACATTTTCCAATTTCTGAACGCGTATAGAATATCTTTATCTACCGGTTCATGTTCTACTTCTTTTACTTTAACAGTTACAGTAGGCTTAAACGTTTCTATTATTTCAAATATCTGTCTTCGTTGCATACCAGATATAACTTCATCTTTATAAGCCTGCTCTACTTTCTTGATCGCATAAGGTTTATCATCCAACCAAAGCATAGCTTCCTCTAATACCTTCTCAAATTTAGCTCTAGTAAATTCAGGTAACTTTCTCATTACTCGTTTAGGAGACTTACTCATTTCAGAAGCTTTAGTTTCAGGAATAGTTCTACTAGCTCGATATAAACTAGATCCAAACCCAGTCCTACCTTTAGCATCTAAACGTTTAAGATATTCTTTAGTATCTTTATTCTTGATAACTTCTATCTCAGAATAAGTAGTCTTACCCGATATAATAGTTCGTACATAATTACGTTCTACATCAGAACACTCAACACAAGTTTTAGTACCGGGTAAAGCTTTAAGTCTAGCTTCGGGAATAACATTACAACATTTTATACAATCCATATCTAAATATAAGAAAAATAATTAATAAATACAACTATTTAGTCAAGCCTTCTTCAGCAAATTCAGACCATACACCACCTTCAGACTCTCTATTCCATTCCTCATCTAATTCTTTAGAACAAGGAATAGATTCATAACAAGCAGGGGAAGTATTATTCTCTGCTCCTTTCATATGATAGTCATGCTTTGACCATCCATGACCTACCATCATAAATTTAGTTCTAGGTAGAAGTCCTGAAAAGCATCCATAAGAATACTCTTCGTGAATAGCATAATTCTGCATCATATCTATTTCGTTTCTGAACTCTTTATCAACATCTCCGATAGTATAACCATCACCGTAGCCAGAAAAACAAACTAACTTTTGAAGTTTAACAATTTGCGAATCATCACTCAATAAAGCCCAATCTGAATCCATATCAAGTCTTTTGATAATAGCATTCCATTGCTTAAGAATATTAGCTTTCATTTCTGCAGCAACCATATCATTATGATCGTACATTTCTTGTGAGTGAGGTTTAGTAATTTCGATTCCGTATTTTACTTCGTTAGGTTTTTTTGCTCTCGCCATAGTGTTTATTTTTTAATTATTATAATATAAATATAAGAACTTTATCTCGGGTTTCCAACTGTTACACCAGTTATTTTTATACAACTACAAAAAATAATATAGTAACAATTCCTATAAGAATTTTTAAGTTTCTAAGATCATTATCTTTCTTTCTATCTTCGTCTGTGATTAACGGTTCGAATAGTGGTCTATAATTAGTGTGCATAGTGTGTAATATTAATTATTTATATACTATAAATATAAGAACTATTTTTCAGAATTCCAACTGTTTACACGAAAAGTTTTTCACGAAGTCTAGTAATATGCTTACATTGTCCTCTTCTAAACTGACTAGCAGGGCAAGTACAAGAGAACGTTTCTCTCAGTACGTTTCTTGTTACAGTATAGTATTTACGTTTGCCAGTTTTCTTATCAATAGAACCCATCTCAGAGTATTTAGCCCAAGGGTTCTCCTGTCGCATTCTATCTATCCAATCCATTATTATAAAGATTTATTTATTTCAGCTAATATCTTATTTACAAGTTTAGTGGTAGCATTCAAACAGTAACAATCATTATTGTGATCTTTAGCGATAGTAATATATCCTCTCTTGATCATCTTATTCATCATACCAACAGAACCCCATTTCCATTTACCAGTTTCATAATGAATACCAACATATTGGTCTTTACCTTTTTCGACAGGAGCTTTAGCCCAATTGCAACTAATTTTTGTAATATCCATATTCATAAGTTTACCGAAATAATCAGTATTATGATAAAGAAAAGCATTTAAGAAATCATTATCATTAGTATTTTTAGAAAGTCTTACTGAAGGTATTTTATTAATTGTATTCATAGTGTATAATTATTGATTTATATACTATAAATATAAGAACTATTTCTCAGGTTTCCAACTGTTTAGAGGATTATTTCTAAAAAAGTTTAGGTAGGCAAGATGGGACTTGAACCCATATGTAACCAGTTACTCTTTCTACAAGGTATAAGCTTGAGGAGATACATGCCTATATAGTAGTCGGAGTGGGATTCGAACCCACACGAGCTATTCAGCTCAACAGATTTTAAGTCTGTCATGTCTACCAATTTCATCATCCGACCTAACATACCTTAATATAAGATAGACCGGGCAGGATGGCAACTGTTCGGGGGAGAAAAAGTTGAGGAGGGTGAGCGAAGCGAACGTTGCGCCTACGCAAGTGCGAGCAAAAATACTATTATCATTAGAGTAATGTATATAGCGGGTGTTACGTCTAGTTTGTTTTCCATGTATATAAATAGAAAGAGTAGTGGTATAACATATTAAGCCAATATTAATTCTATATTAAATAATCATTAAGTAAGATACTCGTTTATTTCAGATATGGTAGGATAACGTAAACGTAGATGACACAGATCACACTCCCACTTATAGCTTGACTCTTCGGGTGACCATCGTATAGTTTGAGATTTATGATTACAGTTATTTTGTATTGACTCCAGCTCTCGTTTTAGCGCCTGTTGTTGATCCTGGATATCATCGGCGCGAGTCATTTAACAAGTCACAGGACAATCACTGGAAGTACCGTACGACTTGGGTGGTGATTGTTCGATTGAAGTTACTGAACGCTCTACATATGTACATACCTCACCGGCATGAAATCCTTTCTCTATTAACAATGGTAACGATTTAGGTAAGCACCAGGCATATACTGTATGATCTGGATAAGTAGTGGTAACGTAACCCCAGCGAGTCTCCCAAAGTGATCTAAATATTCCTTTACGCCTATGATCAGGATGCACCCAAGCATCTAGAAACTTGATTCGATTGTCAGGTTCTATTTGCATGAATATATGACCTACGGTAAGGCCATCTACGATAGCCAGCCAACCCTCTAATCCTTGGGCATGAGTACGGAAAGGTGTAATAGTGTGCACTTGAAGTCTCCATGTGTGATTGTATATATACATATCATGTATCGGTCTAAACAATGGGGCTATAGCAGAAAAAAATTGCCCCGACAGAGACACCACATACCCCCGCTCAATCCAAAAAAAATTTTTATGATTTACAAGAAATTATTGCAGATACACGGAAAGCCCACCTGCCGATGAGCTCCCCTTCACACTATGTGGATCCTATTTATTCAGCGGAATCCTCGCTTTCTACATTAAATAAGTCATCTGTATTGGCATCCGTAGGAATATACTTCTGAACGATCTGCTTAACGAATGTTCTCTCGCTATCTAGACCTCCTGCGTTGTCATACTGTGGGTATATAAGTACCGTAGCAGCCTCCTCGATAGTAAAGCCATCATATATAAGACCAGCCATCTCAACTGATGCACGTGTCGATATATGTGTACTAATACGTGGTGCCTCAGTACCTATCTCAGTACGTGTGTCGCCTACTATACCACTGATAGCATCTATAGCGTCTGTATCTAGATTAGGATAAAGGTATCGCAAAAGCTCAGCCTCTTCAGTCTTCGCAAGCACATCCATCTCTACTATAATGAAACGGTCTATTAGAGCTCTATCCATTACTCTAGTAGCTGTATACTCGTTTCCGATATTCGCAGTAGCAATGAACGTCACGCCTTTCGCAACCTTAATAGTAGGAGCACCTTCAGCCTCATCTAGCCTTAGATACCTTTGTCCTTCATCTAATACAGTCATTAGTATATTATGAGCTTCCGGATGGGCACGGCTCAACTCATCTAAAAGGATCACAGCATTCTCAGTCTGGATAGCTTTAACAAATAATGCCTCCGAGAATACAGTCCCATCCTCCTTATTGAAGTGGGTATTACCTATAAGAGTAGCTCGCGGGTCTTGCGTAGCACCTAGGTTAAAATAGAAGTCCGGTCTCTCAAGAGCATTTACAACCGACTTCGCAGCCATAGTCTTACCACAACCAGCCGGGCCAGTCATCATAATATTCTTACCTCTCATAGCGCAACGCATAAGGTACTTCCACTTGATATCAGTCATCTTCATAACTTCAGGACGAAGTTCAGGTGACTTCTGAATAAACGACATAAGCTCTAACTGCTCTTCTGGTACGTCTACCGGAGCGTTAGCCTCATCAATCATACGATCCATAGTCTTGTTATCAATCTTAGACCATTTACCGTTTTCTAGTATAAAGCTCATATCGTCATCAAACGCTTTCTGAGCTGTATTTTTCCATAAGGCAGGGTGATCATGTCCTGCTGTGTTAAATGGTACTATCCTTCCATCTTGATCTACTGCAGTTAGCTTTCCTAACTGATTTGTAATTTTTACTAACATAGTGTGTGTGTTTATTTATTATTTATACTTAAATATAAGAACTTTATTTCAATTTTCCAACTGTTTCCCCAGTTATTTCCCATTAAAATTGAGAAGGGTGATCATTAAATGCTGCTTGTACTTCAGGAGTAGCGTTCATGAATTTAGCACGCTGTTTGAAGAATCCAACAAATAACTTATTATCAGTATAGAATTTATCCATACTCTCAGTCCATGCAGACTTCATAGGTACAATTTTAGTATCCTCTCCTTCAGGAGTATGAGAGATATACATATCATACTCACCTATCAGTATAGTACATCTACGCTCAGAATCCCACTCAGCAGATACTTTAACCTTGCCAGGTACTAGCTTATCTAATTGTTTCTGAGTTGCTTTAACTTCCTGCGCGATTGTTTGACTGTTTCCTTTGTTCATAATTTTAATATCTTTTTATTTATAATATAAATATAAGAACAATTCTGCAGGGAGGCAACTATTTCCCCAACTATTTCCCAGAAAAACACAGGTTTTTTCCGTAGTCTCCACAGCAGAATATACGAGTAGGAGAGGGATTCCATGGGGGAGACAAGGGGTTATATAGGAAATTTCAGGGGCTCGCGACACATACACATGACCTTTTCATAAGAATAATACGCTTATAAATACTTATATGCATATATACGTATATTATCATATATGTATATCACACTCTCCTCTCGTACTACACTAGAGCAATGGACCGGAAGAGCCTGTATGCCGAGCTGCCTCTATCCTCTGTTCCTCGATCCACGACCAGTAGGCATTCCATCGTTTGATACGTGCTATGATCCTCTTAATCATCTTTATCTCCTTTGTATATATAATTATACCATAAGGCTGCAAGACCGAACATCGTGAACACACTCAGGAACATATACAGTATATACATAGGAGTATCACCACCGTTGGTAATCAATGCCGGCCATCCCATGGCTATCACCCATATAACAAACACCCAGAACACATTCTTCTCGATCTTGTTCTCTATATATACGGTCTTCTCCAGGTTCATTAGTCGGTTCAAGGCATCTTGCATATCCTTACCGTACGCCGGCTGTTTATGTATGGTACCATCCTTCTCACAGATAGTTATCATATACTTGCAATACCCTTTATGAGTCGTCGACTTCTTTAGGATCTCACATTTTATCGCCCTTCTTCGGTCGTACTTATGCTTCTTTAATTTCGCCATCATTTTCATATTCTGTTACTAATTTATCAATTATTTCTTTATCTGATACAGCACCATTCTCATGTACTTGATCGATATAATCCAATTTATCTAGCCAAGTTCTAGGATATGCTCTTACCATAGGATACTTGGTGTTACCAGTAGGCTTCATCTCAGTAGCCACTCTATCCTCGATAGCTGTTTCATACACCTTTCTACCTACTACCATACCTTGAGCCTTACCATAGTACTCAAACAATGTAACCATTTCACTGGGGTTACTCCAATTCTTAAAATTTTCCATATTATTCTCCTTCATACGGGTCCTTATCTATTATATGATTCTTTACGAACGCTCGCCACCATCGGGCGATTCTAGCTACCAGGCTTTTCATAAACATCAATTATTCTCGATTTTTTAACTTCTTTAACTTCAAATTCTGATACATCCAACCCAAATATCTCATGAGTGAGTGCTTCAGCATCCGTACACGATACCGCTTTAATAAGGTATCTTTCCGTGATTTTCTTTGCTTTTCCTTTGTCGTCAACGTCTACGTGTTGACATGTAACTTGATAATAAAACATATTTTATTCCTCTTTTAATTTAATTAAACATTCTCTTAATTTTTCTATTAACACTGCAACCTCATCCGGTTCCATGGTAATAGCACAGCATGTATTCACATTATCTTCTATCTCTTGTAATATTTCTAATGCTTCATCCATGCTATTCGTAACTAACCTCGTCTTCTACAACACATACATTTTTCACGTCATTACGGAACTTCTTCGAGTTTCTATCCTCGATCTTATTCCAATGACTTACTATGTCTAAGTTGATATACGCGCTCATTACGTCCTGAGCAAATGCCATATCCGGATAGCGAAGAGCCATAATATTTCGGCCTTCCGCGTTCTCGATATAAAATCCGGCGCGTTCTCGGGCGCTTATCTTGCATCCCGGATACATTTTCTCTATTCTCTTTCGAGCTTTTCTATACTGTGCTTGTCTTCTTTCTATATTCATATTCTTATTTTTAGTCTCCAAATGGTTGATCATCTTGATCGAATTCGATATCATCTATGTTATCGATATGCTCATTAGCTAATCTATTTCTATTATACTGATCAATCTTCCACTGATCACTATCCCTTTCTTCATTCTTTCTATCCTCTAATCTTATAAACTCATCTTTAGTTATCTCAACTTGAACATATCCGTCCCAGTTAGAAATTTGAGGTGGTCTATAGGTATAGTAATCAGTAATATTACCAGTCATAACATCATTTTTATGGATCCAAATTAATATTTTCATAAATTATCTCTCAATAAAAGTTTTATTCAACGTTTTAGTCAAAGGAATCAATTCAGTTACTCCAACATAAGCAGTAGAATCTTTTCCGTATTTTTTATCGAATGATGCTCTAGATCTATCACCAAGATTATTACCATCGATAAAGTAGCTCAATACTTTAATACCAGCAGCTTTCATATTCATTACTTGCTTTCTAGTATGAGTATCAGCAGAATCACCATAGTAACAAAATGCACCAGACTCGAAGTAAGGTTCACCATCACTAAAGTTAATAAAGTATTTATCAGTAGACTTATCACCCATTCCAGCAATCTTATCCTGAATAGCTTCGAAGCATAATCCAGCAGGAGTAGTACCACCAGCTCTCAAATGCTTGAATATCTGAGTAATTTTAGAGAACTTATCTTTTCTAGAATCGTAAGCAATCATCATAAGAGGCTTAACATTATTATTATCACCACAAATACTTCGGTAGCTAATTACTACATTCATATTATTAGTCATACTAGCAGCTTTAGCAATAGCAACAGCAGCTATTTGAGCATTCTTCCATCTTTCACCACCCATAGATCCAGAAGCATCGATAGATAAGTGAAGACATACATCGTTATGACTAGAAGTCAATACTTTTTGAAATACAGCTTCAGCACCGTAACCTAGACTAGCAACAGCTCTTCTATCTAATTTACCAGTTCTTAAACGATTATACTTAAGAGTATTAGCTTGATTACGAACTTCTAATTTTCTACCTAACATAGTACCTAATCTAACACCTCTATTAATCGTATCCTGCTGCTCGTTAGCTCTCTTGATACCATACTCAGAACCATCATAAAGTAAGCAATCGTAAACATTAGCATCAATAAGCTCTTTATTGAATTTCTCAACAACGATACAATCTACTGAAGGCTTTTTCCAAGCATTCCAGTTACCGTTAGCACCTTTACCAACTTCTACAGCAGAAGCTCCTGACTTACTAATAGCCTCAACTTTCTTCTTATCAGCTTTAGACATTCTAGACTTCTTAACGCTACCGTTCATAAAGTCTTTCTGCTTTCTAACAGCGTTATTAAGCATACCTTTTTCTCTTTGAGTAAGCTCAACATCACCTCCATTACCACTTTTAGCTTCTTCACCTTCAGCAGTAGATCCATCATCATTAGACTTACCTTCAGGAGTTTTAGATTCTTTACCTTGACCTTTCTCGCCATTCTCGCAAGTATCATCACAAGGACTTTTATCTTCTTCTTTTTCAGCTTTAGCAGCCTTAACATTAGTATCAATAATCTTATAGATCTCTTTAGCTACAAATAAAGCATCTTCACTAGTCTTAAGAGCAGAAATATTACCAAGATCTAATACATTCCAGATATCTCTCAATCCTTTAAGAGCATCTAGATCTCTATTCTTATTAGTAATATTGATAAGTCTGAACATATAAGATTCCCAATCTTCAGTTCTATATTCAGTAGATCTAAGACCTTTATCGATAGCTTTCGAGTTAAAGTACTTATCGTACATTGAATCGTAATAAGGTCTATAACCAGGAGCAGAAGTATAGATAAAGTTATCTATTCTTCTATCTTCTACTACATTCAAGATATCTTTCACTTTCATCTTTACAGCCCAAGAATCACCATCTTCAACTAGATCATTAACGTGAGTAGCAAGATTATTTAACAATTTGAAATCAGATAATTTAATATGAGAACCTTCGTGAAGAGCTAAACCAACAGTAGCATCGAAGTTATTATCTTTTACATTAGCAGAAATAGTAACTTTCTTACCATCAGTAAAAGAATCACTTCCTTCGAACTTTACAGGAATACTCTGACCAGTTACAATCTGAACAAAATTACCTACAGCTCTCAAAGTAGAAGCTAATTTTACATAATCCTTACCTTCTGATACTTTACCAGTTAATACATCTTCGTTAGAGTTCCAGTCTCCTAACCAAAAATTTGAATGCGATCTAAACATATCTTATAGCGTTTTTATTTATAATATAAATATAAGAACTATTTCTCGGGGAGGCAACTATTTCCACAGTTATTTCCAAACTTTTTTAATAATAAATCCTCCTAATAGCACTAATAACATACCTTAATATAAGAACTATTATTCAATTAAGCAACTATTTCCACAGTTATTTTACTATTTATAGTAACTTTTATATAGAACAACAATTCCTAAAATTGTACCTGATAAAATAAATATATCACCAAAAATTCTAAAAAACTCAATCATCAATAACCTCCACTTTCTTTATATTCTTTTTTACCTGCTCTTGAATTACATGGATTACCAACCTGTAAATAATAGCAATTTAGACATAGAACTCTTAAATTATCTAATTTATGGTTTGTCTTATCACCATCAATCCAATCTAACATAAGAGGTACGGTATAGTCTGTCATTCGTCTTTCATTAAATCCACAAACCTCACACTCTTCTGCTTTATATGCTTCAACAAATAATCGTTGTTTAAGTTTAGAAGGAGGATGATCAGGATGTTTACCTTCTATAACTTCATTAATAGGATATCTATTTTTATAACCTTTTCTGGATTTATGTTTTAATCCAATACCTCTCTGATTCTTATGAACTTCAAATAAATTTCGACCATCTGGATCATTATACATCTCAGCATACTTTTTATACGTCCTATAGTCAACACCAAGAAATCTAGCAGCTGATCTATTAGATTGTGAATTTTTCATAGCATGACGTATTTCACTTTCTAATATATTAAATGATCCTCCTCTACCATCTCTCTTAAATTTATTCGCTCTCATTTTTCTTAAACTTTATATTACCTATTTCATAGGGTATATTGCCAAGCTGTTCTGACCATCGCTTACACTCTTCAACACACTGCTTGTAACCTCTTACTATTTTAGCTTCTATTTTAGTATTATCATTAGAAAGATGTAGATTTATTATCCATTCATCTTTTGTATTTTTTTCTGTAGGAATTAAATAAGCTTGAATATACATTACCAACCCTCCTCAACTACGACAGATTCAGCATAAACATATTCATAAATAATTTCAGTATCATCTCCTAATGTACTTGTTGTTACCCAATAATCATCCATAATGTATCTCCTTATGTTTACTTCTATATTTCAGCATTACGTAAGTTAATGTAGTTTTCCTAATATTATAATTATATAATAAATTAATCATTCTCTTACATGCCATTAGATGCTCGATTGTTTTAGAGCTATCTATACAAGCTATAACTTTCATAATAGCTCTATTTGTTAATGTCATTTTCTTTTTCATATTGAAATATAAGAAATTTTATTCGTTAAACCAACTAATTAACTCTGATTATTGAATTCATTATCTCGATAATCAGCTCTAAATGAAGCTGGATTTAGCTCTTTTCTTAATTGATTTATTTCATTGTGTAGTTTACTATCATCTAGTACTACCTCTTTAATAACTTCTTTTTCTCGTACCTCTATTAAAGGCTCTGAAGGTGTATTTATAACTTCATTATTTTTCTTTCTAGGTGTTATTTTTGCGAATGCCATATTAGCAGCTACAACCATAGTAATAGCTAAAGGATCAAAAACAAATATAATTAATATCATGAACCAGTTAACTATTTGTTCCATAGGCTTATTAGTTAATTCAGCCATATATTTTAATGGACCTAACTCTCTAGCTGATTCATTACCTATTTGTTGCTCTAATATCTTAACATCATATACTGCTATAGAGTCTGTAAGGGAATTAACTTGTGATGTAATAGTATCCCTTTCTAGAATTGTTGTATTTAATTCTTTTTGTAAAGCTCTTCTAGTAGAACTAGATGTTGTTGTAATTACTGATTGAGAATTTTCATCCCAATAAGATACTTGAGATGGATTAGATAAAGATATTCTTAAATCAGAAATCGACTTATTTAGTTGCTCTTTTTCAAGTACTAAAATAGATTTATTCTCTTCGAATCTAGTTCTCTTCTTATCGATTATTTCTACTTGTTTTTCTAAAAATTCTGATTGAGTATTTGTTTCTTGAAATGCTCCTGATAAAAATCCATATATACCACCTGATGTAATTACCATAAGAATAAATACAGCAATAGTTAGATAATACTTTAACCATCTATTTATATCATTCCAATATTGATATAATAAAGATGCAACTACTAATTTAGCAGCTTCTAACGAACCTGCCATAATTAATACTTCTAAACTAGCTCCTGCAAATAATTTACTTAGCCCAAATACAGAATAAAATGCTGCAGATGCAGACACAGAAAGGGCTGATAGTGCTATTACACTTGGAAATATATACTTTCTCATAACTTACCATTTACGGCATGACCAATATCCAGCTGAAGTCTTAGGCTTTTTCTGATCACATTTATGTCTTGCTCTAAATGACTTTCTAGCTTCAGGATTATCTTTCTTTATATTCATACCTTTTTGTCCAAAATTAACTTTTACTACATTACCTTTTGGATTTTTTACATATACTTTGAATTTTTTTACATCACCTTGCATAGGTTTATTTAATTTTACTTTTCTACCTTGATATTCTGCTTCTTGAAATATAATAGGGTCAGAATGTTCAACAATCTCTATACGTAATTTATTACTTCTATAAAGTACGTTCTCACTCTTACCTTTCTTAAGTTTATTACCAGCTTTAACAGCAGCTTTATAAGCTTTTGAACCTTTAGGAGCTGAACGCTTACCAGATTTTTTCTTTTTATTTATATTGTACCAAAGTCCTTTACTAGGCATTATTTTCTCCCTGATTTCATATTAGCACACCAGTGATACATTTTACCTTTCTCACCACCATACTTTTTAGCTTTAGCTCTTAAATCAGTTACAGAGCCTTTGCAACTAGCACCTGAACGTTTTACTCTTCCAGGTCTACTTTTACCTTTAACTTTACCATCCTTAAAGTTCTCTTTTACTTTATCATATCCTGAACCATAAGGAGCAGCTTTACCATCATGATCTTCAACTGCATTCTCATTACATCCACAATCACAATCACCTTCTTTAACTCTATCAGGTAATTCTTCGTAATCTTTCTTCGTCATCTTACTAGCTAGCTTTTTTGCAGCCTTTTTATCGGTTGCAAACATATATCTTTGCTGTGCTTTAGATGCAAACTTTTCTGATATGAGATCTCTTAATTTAATCACCGTCTACCTTCCCTAACTCTGGATGATATCCTAGCCAAACAAATTTAGGACTACCAAATGATTTACCATGTTCTCTAAAATCATCAGCATGAGTATTAGCTGCTCTTAATTCAGCTGGAACAATATTATCAGGTGTTCCATACCAATAAGCAACATCATATCCTCCATCATCTTTCCATCTTACTATAAGTCCACGCTTATGTTCATCAGTATCAGCTTGTAAAACTATTGTTTTACCTTTAGGTATTCTAAGGTCAGCATTAATCTCTTGAGGCTGTTCATGAGAATCTTCTTTTATAATATCTTTTAGTTTAATTCGTTTCATAATAATAAATATCAGCCTTTACGCCAACCACCACCTAATTCCTTATACTTTTTAGCTGCCCATGCATTAGCATATGCAGATGGATATACATCAAACTTCTTACGTGCTTGTGATAAAGCATACGCCCATTTATCTGGCTTAGTAGGCTTATTCTTTTCAACTAACCTACTTATTTCTTTCAATTGTTCAGTAGATACCATTTTAGGTTTCTTACTAGGTTTACCTTTACCTTTATATGCAGCTCTCTTTCTTCTAGTAGCTGACTCTTTATCTTTTTTACTCATACTTGCTGCTTTACCTGCAGGGACACATTTAGGATAAGCTCTTTTACCACCAGCTCGTGATTTACTATCAGCGGAAGCACCACATTTAGGATGCTTACCGCTTTTAGTTTTACGAGATACATCAACCCATTTTTGACGGAACCATTTTCCTAGTCCGCCTCTTACTGGATCTTCTGATAATATGTCTTTGAATTTAATCATGTTTACAGTGTTCACATTCACATGACATATGATCATGTGTTTTTCTAGTTACTTCTTCACCTTTAGAGTTTTTTATAATCATATCAGTATTACCTTTTACCATTATATCTTCTACTGTTAGATCTTTAACATGGCAGTTACATTTATCACAAATTTCTGTAATTTTTTGCACTCCATTTTTAATCTCTAATCGTATCATAGTTGTGTATCAGGATGCCATCCATCCCACTCATCAGGCTCTTTCATTACGCTATATCATCACTCGTTAATAAAGTATAAGTAAAATTGTTACTCCACTTATCTCTAGCTGTTTGACAAATATCTAAAAACGCATGCCAATTATCATTAGATGCGATTACTTGACATCCTGCTGACCATTTATCTACATAAGTAGATGTTTTACCAGCATGTTTAGTAGCTCTATGAATATTAATACCAAATAGACCTTCATCTATAGTAGTATCATCAAAATCGTAGTGCCCATCTTTATCTCTGTCTCTGTATACTTTAACAGATCTTTGTTGTCCTAAAGCAAGATATCTTCCTTGATGTAATCTTAATTTATGAGATCCTCTATATTGACCTGGAACTAAAATAGCACATCCTTTAGAGTTCATCGGATTATCCATCCAATCATCTCCTGGGTCTGTAGTACATTCAAAGCAGTGAAATTTCCATTCACCTTCATCTTTGTATGATACTGTAATATGATCATCGAACTTGTTTGTTACTCTAGTTCCTGTCGCCATATTTCTTATTCCAACGATGTTTACATTGTAATCACCATCTTCAAACCATTTATAATCTTTAGCTTTTACGGCAGCCTCTACCTGTTCTCTTGTATACATTTTATTCTTCCTTACTTACGGTTTGCAAATTTTTCCAAACCAGCTATACCGAAGCATCCTAATACAACCATAACAAATGAGTTGTATATTGCTTCATTTATTACTAAATCGCTACCAGCCCATCCCGTTATAACGTCTGCTAGCATTACAATTACCATTACAACAAAAGCACAAAAACCTATTATAGACTTTTCGTTATAATCGTTATTATCTTTGAATATTTCTTTCCAGCTCATTTTAGCCTCACTTAAATTTTACAAGTTGCTTTTCTTGTCATATAAGCCCATATACCAGCAGCAATTAGAAAACCTAACCCCCACCAAAAACTTACACCAAACAAGCACCCAGCACCTACTGCTAATGCGTATCCACCGTAGCATTTAACATAGCACTTAATTTTATCTATTAGTCCTGATTCAACTGCATCTTTATACTCCTGTACAATCTTATCATCGATTTCAGTTTTATCTAAAATCTCATGCAATTTATCCATAACTTTTTCATCTATTGTAGTTTTCTCTAATAACTTATCTACAACTCGACTTAATTTACTTAATCTTTTACTCATTATTTATCTCCTAAAACGAATCCATTAATATTTCGTCAATTTTTTCTTGTACTTCTTCTTTAGTTGCTTTCATAGCAAATGATATATCAGCCTGAAAACGTTTAATCTCTTCTCCTTCATGAAATACAATAATTGTTGGTACAACTACTATCTCATATTTGTTCTGAGCTTTTGTATCAGTAGCTATATCACATTGTTTGATCTTACAGTCGGATAAATCATTTACCCACGTCACATCTGCAGCTGAATTCCAACCTGCATTAAAATGAACTACTGTAATCTCACTACCTACTTTTAATGTCTGTGTCAACCCAATCATTGGGAGCATTAAAAATAGTATTAGTTTAATAAATTTCATAACTATCTCCTATTTAATTCGTCAATTTTTTCTTCTATTCTATCAAGATCCTCTTTTATCTCTTCAACGTCTTCTTGAGTATTCTCAATTGTTAATCGTATGTTTTTATCTTTCATATCAAATTCCATACGTGTTACGTCTGGTGGAGGGGGTACAGGCAATTCTTTAGCTTCTTCTATGTCAGCTTGAAGAGCAAACCACATACCAATAATTGTAGCCATAGCAAATCCAATTGCTATCAATGTTTTTATACTAACCTTAAAACCTGAGTCTTCATTTAATTCTTTTGCCATTGTTTAACCCCTTAAAAAATTACGTAGTTAACTCCTACGCTGAAATCATGCCAGTTACGATTCCAATATTTGTTATACTTTCCTTCTAGAAATATTCCTAAACTTTTATTAAACTTATAACCAAATATTAATCCACCTGAATAATCAAGCCACTGTCCATTATTATATGCATGATAAGAAAACTCATCACCATCATCATAATGATATGGCATTAAATTACCCCATGAGTGTACCCAAAAATCTTTTGTATAATGATAGAAATCAAACCCAATAACTAACGAGTATTCGAGTGTCTGATCTAATTCACTTCTCTTTTTCTCTGTATAATTAGATAATGCTTCAGGTATAACTACACCTTCCCATATCTGAGTATTTTCAGCAACTAAATTACCAGAAGGATCATAATAAGTAACGCCTCCTTCACCATCAAATTGAACTGAATATCCTTCTTGAATAGCTAGTTCTGTATAATGTAAATTACCATTAGATAATAACCACTCCTCTAGAGGATCATAACCATAAGGTTCAGATAATCTTTGTACAGTACCAATATTTAATGATAATTTATTACCTAACTTTTGTCTATATCTCTGTGAAAATTCAAAGAACTGAATATCAGCAAACCCATCTTGCATGTATTCTACTTTAGCTATCCATCTATTACCAACATATCTTAAAAAGTGATGTTGATTCAAAAAGTTAGTACCTTGTTGTCTAGTATAATCACCTTCAAATAAAAATTCAAACCCTTTTATTTTACCGATAGTAGCAGCATCAGAAAATGATTTTTCAGTACCATCATAAAATACATTAGCTCTATTTTCATATCCTAATCTAGCGATTTTTCTTACTCCGAAAGTAATAGAATAGTCAAAAGGAGTTTTTACTGTATTAGTTTCTAATCCATTTGTAACTGAATAAATATCAACATCAGATATCGAGTTACCTCCATTTACCGCTCCATAAAACGTAGCAAATTTTAATAGATCTTTTTTTATAAAATCCTTAACTTTGTTTTGTTTTTTACTAGGTGCTGGTCCAAATTTAGGTTGTTGTGCATGAGCACAGCTAGAAATTAACATAAAGAAAGTTAATATTACTAACCCTAAGAAAGCAGCTACTTTTCTTCGACAGCTTTCTTTATATTGTTTTGGTGTTCTCTCTGTCATTGCTTAATTACCCTCTTATTAAATCTTATATTATCATATATAATTATCAAGTTATACACTCCAGAATCGAATCCTGAAAGGTTAATTCTATTATCTTGTGTCTCGATTATCTTTCTTCCTGCCATATCCCATACTTCAACAGTTACATCTAAATTAGTAACAATATTTAATATATCTGGAGTAGGATTAGGATAAACCATAATAGCTCTTCCATCAATTTCATCTATTGAAACAGGCCATCCATTTTGACAGTAATCATACATTGTTTGACATGAAGCATCCCAATCATCTGTACAGCAATAAGAATCTACATCAATTACCCATGCATAACATCCATCATTCAACCAATATGGAACACCTGGCCCGCCATAACAACCTGCATCATATAAACATGCATCAGGATCACTTACATTTGCAGTTGGATCATAATTATAAGCTGCTACATCTGTACATCCTGTCACAATAGTTATACAAGAGCCATCATCAAAACATGCATCTGGATCATAATTAAGAGCATCTTCATCCATACATCCACTTACATAACAACAAGTATTATCATTTGTATTAGCTAAAGGATCATATGTTATTGAGTTTGGATCTGTACAACCATATATAAATGGAACACATGAACCATTATCAGTATTAGCAGTTGGGTCATAATTAAATGATAAAGAATCAGTACAACCGTAAATATATGGTATACATGAGCCGTTATCTGTATTAGCATTTGCATCATAATTAAACATCGTTGGATCTGTACATCCGTAGATTGGTAATATACAACTTCCATCATCCTCTGTAGCAATAGGATCAAAATTAAGTGCTGTATTATCAGTACATCCTAGAACTTCTAATTCATCACAAACTCCATCTCCATCTGTATCTGTTATACATACCCCATAACAATCATAATAAGTAATAGGATATTGACAGCCATTAGATATTGTTGCAGTTGAATCATAATTACAAGCTGTAATATCCATACATCCAATATAATAACATGAACCGTCATCTACATTAGCATTTGAATTATAATTATCTGCAGTAGGATCTGTACACCCATTTACTATTGCAACACAAGTTCCATCATCTACATTTGCTAGTGAATCATAATTAAGAGCGAATTCATTAGTACAACCATAAATAAAAGGAATACAAGTTCCATCATCTACATTTGCATTTGGATTATAATTAAATGAATTTGTATCCATACAACCTAACACTGTTGGAATACAAGTTGTACCACAAAAAGGTATATCAGTATATTTTGTCCAGAATGGAGATTCAAATGATTGTAGAGCTCCTTGACCATTATTTGCAAAAGGATTAACACCTTCATGCATTAATACAACACCATTTGCATTTGTTAACTTAAATGAATTATGCCATGTTTGGAATTGTACTTCTTGTGGTGGTTGTTGTGGTCCACCAACTTCAAAATATCTAATCTCAACTGGCACGCCTGGATCTAATATAATATTCCATGAATTACCATAATTACCAGGTCCCATTGTATATGTTCCAAGATCAATACCATTTTGATATACACCAATAAA